TACCTTTCTTTCAAGTACATCAGTGTATTCTAAACTACCAAATATACCTTCCCAAGCTGAGGCAAAGGACTTATTTTTAGCCATTTGTCCATCGATATATTCCTTGGTGCCATCTTGGCGCAGTTGCCCCACGATGGTTTCTGGCCCCATGTTCAGGGCACGAATCGCACTAGGATACAGTGAGTTGATATCTAATGAACCAATCCATTCGTGTATGCCTTTCTTGGGATAGGCCACATAAGCACCCGCGGCCTGGGTGTCTATGCCATCACGATTTACACGATTAGGAACAATCATGCCACGCTTATGCGCTTCGTTGATAATGGCCTGTTCTGTGACTGCCACTGCACCCATTGTGGTAGCTAACAGCACTGTGCATTCGTGTGCCAGCGTGTTAGCCAGAGCCAAGAATTTTAATTTCTTGTCTAACTTGTCCAGTAGAGCAGTGTCTTGCCGGTTGTATTCTATGAATCTACGGAAGTCATTGTTATACAATTGGTCTAAGGTACCTTCGTAGACAGTTTTGTTTTCACCAATCTCCATTTCACCAATAGCATCCAGTCGATAGGTATGTCGTTCTTCATAGGTGTATTTGCGGTACAGTTCAAGACTGTCGAGATGCACACGACCTATGAAGTCATAGGTCACAGCAGTTTTACCATACTTTTCATATTCTCGCTTTTTAGGAAACTGATTCCATAGACAGAAACGGCGTGTATCCTCTTTGCTCAGAACCTTGGTCACACGATTCACTGTGTAGGGTATATCAAAGCCTTCTGAGTTCCAGCCGCTGAGCACATCAACATCCTGTATGATGTCTAAAAATGTGTCTAACATTTCTGATTCAGTCTCGAACAGCATGGTGTTGGGCATGTCTTCAACCTGACGCTTGGCTTCGGCCATGCTGAGTGTTTTAGGAGGTATGGCCAAACATATCATGGTCTCCATCCATTGTAGATACACAGCGATAGCAGTGATAGGCATGAATGCATCTTCTGGCGATGCGTAGCCACGTTCTGGATCAAAGTCTACTTCGATATCGAAGAATGCTACGTTAAGTTTAGGAGCGTCGGTGTTGAGATAATGATCTTCGAGGCAGCGATATATAGGATTGATATCGCTTTCGTAGAGTTTTTTGTTGCTGTGTATGGCTAGTTCTTTGCGATGTTCTTTGACATTTTTTGAACTAACACGGCTTAATGGTTCGCCTTTGATTGAGGTAAATTTACCTCGGGGATCGATGTAATAAAAAACATGCCTTGCGGGATATTCTTTGAAATGTCTCTGACCTTTGTCATCGCGTTCGACCACACGGATGATGTCATTGTCGCGATCATAGAAAGCGTCTACGTAACTCATTTATTCTCCTATGCAATTTTTAGGCTTGCAAATACCAGTGTGCGGTTTATGGCCTCGCCTACCATCTACTTTTATTTAAGTACTTAGCATTCTTACTAGACCCACTGTATCTATCGTGGTCAGCAAGATGTAGTTAGCCAACATGCCAAACGATTTCCTAGTATAAGCAGCCCAAGCATAGAGGGCACAACCAAGAATCCATATAGGATAAAGAGCCAGTAAAGGCGGGGTGGGGACGGTGAGCGCCATAGTAATACTGCAACCAATACTAATAGCCCAAGCAACAAGCTCAACACAAAAACGGAAGCGATTACTACGCCAGTCATCTCGTATCCATTCTAGCGTAGGGCGGAATACGTCATTGATCATTTAGTCCTTCTCGGGCAAACGTTTAGTAACACCTAGTATCATTTCAATCTCGTTCCATTCATCTTCATGAGATTTCCAATTGTCTTTGTGTGCTATGCGTATAGCCTTGTTGATGATTGAAGGTTTGATCTGCAGTTCTTCTGCGACAGCTTTCACAGTTTCTTTGAGACCTTCTTGCAGATCTTCAAGCTCACGTAGTACATTTGAGCCTTCAGTGATCAATCTTTCTAGTTTGGCTTTTTCTTCGGGACCGTACATTTTTGTCATGTATATTGACTCCAGGTTATGTGTTAATTATACAGGAATAAAAAAAGCCAGTCAATGAATGACTGGCTTAGGTTTACCAAACGGTTGAATTATTTTTGAGCTTCGCTGAGCACGTCGTACATTTCAAATACACCGCCGTTGCGCTCATAGATTAGACCAGCATACAATTCTGCTTTCATGCCTTCACCTAGTTTGCTAGCAGCTACACGAGTAGCCCAGTTGAACAATGATTTGTCTAGAGGATCGATCTGTTGTTGTCCTCCGCTTTCCTGCACCAACTGTACCATCTGTTTAAAACTTAGTTTTTGTTCTATTGATTCTTTCACCGGACGCTTTTTGCCTGCTGGCATCATCTTTGATTCATTCTTTTTGCCGAAGTATTTGGCTTGAGCAGCACTCATACCTTTCTTAGCGCCGTCTTTTTTATCTTCGCCTTTCTCTCCGGCAGCTTTCTTCATTGGTTCTTTCTTGTCACCATCTTTGTCGATGTCTAGAAAGTCTGGCTTAGATCCTTCAGCCATCTTTTCTTTCTTGGCCATCTTCTTTTTCTTATCTGTTTCTTCTTTCTTGGCCTCAACCATCTTCATGAATTTGCTTTTGAATTCGGGTTCTACACTTTCTTTCTTAGCTTTCTTTTTGGACTTAGGAGCATCTTCATCATCATCTTCAGGTTCTGCCTTGCTGCCACCATAGTTCTTGCCAGCATGGTGTTTGACGCCTGTAGCAGTCTTTTCTATTGTGCCACCTGTAGAACTAGGTTTTTTATCGCCAGTTTTCATTTCTTCTTTGACATCTTCTTCTTTCTTTTTCTTGGCTTCAGCTACATAGGTGCTTTGTCCTGCTAGCACACGCAGAGCAGCATCTTCGTTGAGCTGCACAGCTTTGTCTAGTACGGGAGCAGCTACCGTGGAGATCTGATCATCCATTGAGCTGATTTTAGTGATAAGTGATTTAAAGTCCATAATCGATTCCTTGTTCCTAACAGTTGGTAATGTATTTATCTTTTTACTGCAGAGCCAGTACCAAACAAACTGGTGCTTTGATCTAGGGCATTTTTGGCCGTGCCGTCCTTGTTTTTAGGCTGTTGAACCTTGGGTTGTGGAGGTGATTTAGTACCTCCAGGCCCCCCCGGCTTGCCTAAATAGCTGGTCTTTCCTCGAGCTTTGCCTGGGCTAATATGTGGATTTACCACAGTACCTACATTGGCAGCTGAAGTAGCACCGGCAGTAGCTGATTCTATGATTTCTTGTATTTTCATAGTATTATTTATTTTTTTTGGCTCTACCGGCTTTCATGTTAGCTAGCCAGTGGGCCATACGAGCTTTTTCACCAGATGAATTTTTAGCAGTTTTTCTTAGATCACTTACACTGGCCTTGGTGTTAACACCACTACGTTTGGCCAGTCCTTTGCGCCCGGGTTTCTTTCCATCCGCAAAGTTTTCATCAGTTTTAAATTCATCACCTTGCAGTTTGACACCTACAATGTCTTGTACCAGTTTCCAAGCCAGCCCTTTCTTGCCTCGCTCTAACAGTTGTTTGAATAGAGTTTTTTGTTCTTCGTCGGCCATGCTGAAGAACTTGGCCAACTCCATCATGCCTATGTTTCCGGGATATGATGCTTCGCGATTTATGCTTTCTCCACCACCATCACCGCCTGATGAACCACTGTCCCCGCTGTAGCCAGTGTAATAGCCATAGCCGCCATAGGGGCCTGGACCGTAGGCAGCCCAGCGAGGTTTTCGCCGCCTCTTGCGTTCTGAAACAAACTCGTGAGCTTTCATACAGGTCTTTCTCCTGTGAGATAAGGCAAGCTGAACCACAATTGGAACCATTCTGGGGTGCCTGGACGAATATTGTGCTTCTTCATTAACTCGCCTTTTTCATTGCCAGTGATTGAGATATTGCTGCCACCGTAGGGCCGATATCCTCGAAATTCTGTGATACCGGCAAGCTGTTTAATTTGATCTAGTTCAGACATTATTCTTTGGCTAGGCCGTGTCGTTTCATTAAACTATGAATTTGACTACCCGACTTCGGTGTTTGTCCAGATTTTAAAAATGCATTAATCATTGACAATTCTTGTTGCTTGCGTTCATCAGCGTTATCACCAGCAGATTTAGAACTGGTGTTATCACCGTTGCTGTCTGAGTCGGGTTCATAGTACCAACCCATGCCTGGATCGTCCCCGCCAGTTTTTTCTGGATTGTCAAACTTAAAATAAGCAATTTGTCTACGGTCCCAGTAACCCTTGAACACACCGGTGTCATCGTTAAAGTCTTCACGATCAAAATGATCTGCTTCAAATCGACCAAAGTAATCCGCACTACGACGATACCGCTCTGGTTTGGGATACTTGTATGGATCCTCGCTACCGTCTTCGTCTCCGGCACCAGGCGCAAATTCATTTAACGAGCCTTCCGCCACACCTTGTTCCATAGTAGCAAGATCTTTCTTGTGCTTAACATCACCCTGTTTTTCAGCTTTCTTTTTATCTTTGTGTGCGCCAGCACCTGCGGTCTTAGAATTCTTGGCTACAAAGTTACGTGGCTTTGATGCGGGTATAAAATCTTTGGCTCTCATACCGTGATTCCTCTAGACCGAGTTCCGCCTTTGCGTTTGATTCTACTGAGTTCATCTAAAGCATGGCGAATCTGTTCCATGTTCATTTTTAATTCTTCAAACTGACGAGCCATGATCTGCCATTCACTAGGACTGGCACCGTCAGCACGAGCGGCGAGGTCTTTCAATTGCCCAGCGGCACGTAGCATACGATACTTTAATTTAGCAGGATTGGCTTTATCATGACTGTGAATCATAGGATCCATAGGATCGGCAGGATCCATTTCGATAGGAGCTTCTTTGATTGTGCCTTCATTTTTTTTGTACAGTGGAGATATAGACCTTACAACGTCTTTTTTCATTTGATATGATTTGAAGAATTCTTTTTCTTTTTGACTCAAAGGTCTATCGGTTTTAATTTTAGTTAGAATAAATTTAAAATAGGCGTCGTCATCTGCTAATTCGTTGATGGTGCTTTCGCTGATATTCATACCTTTGCGAACCGCACTAAACAAAGGTTTAGACAATTCACCGGCACCTGTGGCTTCTTTGAACCCGTCAAAGTCGTTGTTGGCAGCAGCAGCTCTAGCACCGCTAGCACTGACACCTGCTACTCCTTCGGCTCCGTCTTCACGTTCTCCGCTAGATACAAAATCTAAAACTTCAAAATCATAGAATCCATGTGCTTTGCCTTCAACTCCATTATACTGTGTGAGAAGATTTTTCATATCTTCTAGTCGATCTGATCCTGCCACAAAGGTCGCTGCATTATATCCTTGTTCGTGTAGATAACTAGCCACTTTGCCTATGGTGTTAAGACCGGCATTATCAACTACGTCACCGGCATATTCAGGAAACATCTCTTTGATAAATTTAATTTTTGTAGCATAGTCTAAGGGATTTTTCTTTTTGTCCTGGGTCTGGCTCACGAAAATCCGCATGTCACCACCTTGACTTTTCATTGTATCAAGAACCTGTTTGTGTCCAATGGTAGGAGGATTCATCCTGCCGAAACAGAATGTCACATGTTTTGCACCGGCTTCAAATAATTCTAACAGCAGCATTAGTTGTAGTCGCCTTTTTCAAGATATTTTTCCTGCTCAGTAGCAAACCGTTTGGCTAGGTCTATGAGTTTTTCTTTGGGAAATTTTTCTTCTCTCTTATCTATGTCGTATTTTTCACAATAGTGATTTAGACAGGTTTCGATCGGTCTTATGTAGACCTTGAATACGTTAGGATTACCTTGATGTTCTTTGTGTCTTTTAACAGCGGGAAAGAAATATTGATTTAGCATTTGATCATCATTGTCAATAAAGTGATGAAGATCGTCTAGCCAATCAATTTCTTGTTGATCGTCTTTGGGTGCACCGATAGCACTCCACATTTCTTTTAACAGCATTACCAGCTCCTGCAAGACCAATACCGCGCCTTGTGTCTTGGACCCGGATTTGCACAGTTATGACGAGCACGGAATGATTTTCTACGTGCTGGATTGGATTTTTTAATACGCATCTTCTTGTCGCCGAAGTTTACTTTGACAATGTTGCCATTGGGCTTGCGCACATATACTTTGGATTTCTTAACATCGCCTGCCATCTTCTTACCTAACGGCACTTCACGTCCTTGATACTTGGCTTCTGCTACACTGTCAGTTGCGTACTTGGCGTACACATTGCTATTTTCACCGTAGCCATGTCGTCGAGCCATTTGTTGTAACTGCTCTCGAGTCTTGCCTTTGAAATATTCTTTCTTT